TCTATGTTTTTTTTTAAAATTATATTTCTTAATGGTGAAGCAACATTTAAACCTATACCCATTAATCCAGGAAGATTAGATCGAGGAACTCCCATTAACTCTAATTGTTTTAAAGCTAGTTCATCTCTTCTATCTGCGTAAGTTCTTCTATCTGGACCTTGTTTAATTATTTCAAGATTTTCAGGTGTGAACTGTCTACTTATTGCTAACTCTCTACCCGTAGGAACATCTCGACCTTCTTTTGTGCCACTAGATTTTTTTCCACTACTATAAGCTGCACCTGAACCTAGTGCGGTTTCGCCACCACCAGGTGGTCCATCTGCGAAACCTATACGTCCACCGTTCGATAATAATTGTTTTGCTATTTGTGATCTTGTTATGGCCATCTATCTATTTTACGTGGTTTTTGGAAGAATATCAAGTCTTGGCATGATTACTTTTACATCTCTTCTGATGTCAGATTCAGCTATACCTTTAGTTTTCCACTCTTCCTCTGTTTTATATATCTCTCCTGTTTTAAGGTTTGATATAGTAGTTATTATTTTTTCTGGTGTAATTGTTGGTAAATCACCCATTATGTTGTTACCTCTCTCGGCTGTATTTCTAATATTGAAGCTATGACGTGCAGCTCATTCGCGTCAGCAGCTTGTACTTTTAATACTTCACTTTCCTCCATAACTAGAGGGTTAGTTAAAAGTTCTGTTGTAGCATTTGATCCAATAGATTTAGTTTTAAATAAATTAAAAATAGTTCCACTAGAATTAACTAATGTCACAGTTATTGTAGTCCCTGATCCAGCATCTTCAGATACTAATAATGATCTTACTACAGCTGTTTTAAAATTAGGCACCGTGTATAGTGTCGTTAAATCCGTTGTAGTTAAATCTACTTTTTTATTTATAAAACTATTAGCCATTATTGTATAAAGAAGTTAAACGCTTCTACTTCATCCTTTAATTCTTCTTGAAATGTAGTATTTAATTTTTCTACAATTGCATCTAAATCTCTAACTTGAGATTCAGCTACAGTAAAATCATATACTTCAGATGCTCTTGTTAAAACTTGTGATATCTTTGCCATTATCTACGTCCATCCGGTTGAGTATCTAATCTAAAAGTTCCTAACTTCCAATTTTGAGAACTTGAAGTATTTGCTATTTTTAATGCAATAGCTCTAGCTCTTGCACGTGTATCTACTTTTTTTGTAGAGGAAGTAATAGTAAAAGGTCCTAATGAAGAACTGGCTTGTGTATCATTAGGATAATTTCTTAATTGTAAAGTAATTTGTGTATTACCTGTTTGAGATATAAAGTCAGGTATAAATCTTCTAATCTTCATTATAAATTCTCCATCACCTCTAAATGTTGCTACACCAGTTTGTTGTCCTTGAGCTGATCTTTGTTGAGTAATATCAAAATCTCCAGATTCAATACTNGCTGTTATAGCAGTTATAGTTCCATTTCTGTTTTGATCAGTTCCTGTTTCGTGTTCATAGTAACTTGTTCTACCTTCAGTATTACCAACAACATCAAACGAAGTATCTGTATCTGCATCATATTGTAATGCATGAGGTAAACCAAATACAGCAGAATCTNTCCACATTGTTCTAGCTAAAGTTCCAATAGTCCAAACAGGTCTTTGTGGTGATGAATCAAAATAATTATAGGCAACCATTCTATTGACCACAGAAGAAGTAGAGGATGGATAAAACCACATAACTTCACCAAATAAATTATTTAATCCAGCAGATACCATTTGGTTACCAGAATCTAAGTTTATATCATCGTAAACATAATCTTCTACTAAACAAGGTAATGATTCTAATTTACCTGCGTATCTAAAGAAACCATTTTCTGACATCCAGTATGCAGCACCATCAACTTCAATACACGCATTCTGTCCTGTTAATCCACAGTTAGTTCCAACTTGTGCAAATGCAAAAGTAAATGGCTGACCAACAAAACGTTGTGTAAATAAAGCTGTATCAGTCCAAACATAAATTGCATCACGACCTCTTATTGCTCCTCTAATTTGTGATCCGTCAGCCAGTCTTTGTGTGCCGGCTGTATTGGTTGCTGTAGGTGTATAAGTGTTTATGTCCTCTTGGTCCGAGAATCTAATAAACATATCGTCTTGTGTTGATGTTGTTCCGATAGTTGTTTCTGTTCCAAAAAATACTAAGTGACGATCCGGTGTAGATACTAACATGTGACGCGATGCTGTTGGTGCACCTGATATAATAGTTGATCTAGTTTCTGTTGCATTTGACAAAGAAGAGTCCCATTCAAAACATGCACCATCGTGAATTAAACAAATTGCTTTATCACCAAAATTATCTAGTGACCACATACCTGGTTCNAATACTAAGTCCCCTGAAGCTGCTTCTCCCCACGCAACATAGTCTGAAGAGTTTGTAACGGTTGCACCATCACTATGAGCAGCTCTTGTAGATCCTCTAACAGCTCTTGTAATACCTGTTAAATTATTTCCAGAAACACCTGTGTAAGATATTTCTTCTGTTCCTATTAATATAAAGTTTGTACCTGAACTTGGAAACTGTGAAGCGTCTGTTAAAGTTATAGAAGTTCCTGATCCACCTGTCCCTGCAGTATCATCCAATAATGCACCATTTAAAGTAGTTGTTAATGCTGAAGTATCTTCTCCACCCCAAGATCCAAGACCCCAACCAAAACCTTTTGCTTGTACAGCTGGTCCTACAGGATAATAATGTTGAACTCTTATACCACCAGAAGTAGTAGCTCCACTTCCAGACTCGTTTGATGGCATTGTAATTGTTAAAGTTGTAGAAGTAGGAACTGTTGTTACCATAAATTTTTTGTCATCAAAATCACTTGATCCAAAATTAGATCCGGTAATTGTAGTAAAGTTATCTAGTAAAATAATATCTTGAGGATTTATCCCATGAGAAGTACTAAAAGTTATTGTAACAGTTGGTGATCCATTAGTTGTAGTAAAAGCACTTGTAAGCGTGGTTGTAGTTTTAATTGGGTGTATGTCATAAAATACACCTCCTGAATATGCATATAAAATTCTATTTGTTCCAATAATAGAATATTTTCTAGCTCCGCTATTAATAAAGTGATGAAGACCTCTTCCTGCACCAGTAAGTTCATTGGACCCTGATCCACCTAACTGGCTCCAGCCTCCTATTTTTTCAGGTGTGCCATAACGAAATCTAACGTTGTCACAATTTACCCATTGGCCTTCAGCTCCTGTAGGAGTAATTTGTTTGTTAATACCTGGTTGAAATCCTATTTTTTGTAACATATCTCTTTGACTTTTGTAATGAGCAAAAATATATGGAAAAACGACTTAAATCAATAAGTATTTTTATCAACTATCCTTGGGTTTTTTATTTTTAATGATTTCTCCGGTATTACTATCAACAACACCGTGTTCTTTGCTGTCTCCATAATGCTCAGTCATGTCATGAATTATTTTCATTAAAGCAGTGGATAGTAAATAAACAGATTTTCTTTCTAGTCTAAAGCAACCTCTTAGTAGTATAAATAGTATTTCTTTAAAAGAAAATTTTATTTCTAAGTGTTTTGGTTTAAATATAAATCTCATTTAAGTTACCAACCATGAGGTTAAGATATATTTATCTTCTTGTAAAGGAGGATTTCCACGATGAACATAAGGATAGCCTGATGGAAATATACAGACACGTCCTTTAACTGGATTATATCTTACCTTCTGTAATAAAAATTCTGTTTCTCCTCCTTCTTCTATAGTGTTTAAATAAACAGTATAAACCAAAGCTCTTCTACAATTAAAATTATACTCTCTTTCAACATGCCACAAATGATATCCTTCTCCAGGTTTTGTTTTTTGACATTTTATTGGAACGTAATGTAATTCTTTTATGTTAGTATAAGATGTAAAATTAGTTTCTTTATCATATAAAGAAAAAGTTTCTCTAAATCCTTTCATAATTTCTTTTAAGGCATCTGGATAATTATCTCTTTCATAATCAATAGCTAAATCATTTTTTATATTTTTAGTTGCTTTTTCATTTTCATATCTTGAATAAGCAAGATCGTTTCTTTGAATTTCAAATATTTTTATTAACTCATCACAATGAGAGGGGTTAATATAACCATCAAAAACTCCAATGCTATTTTCTATTTGAAATTGTTTATTCATATTACTGTTGGATCCTGTCTTGAAGTTCTCTTATCATATTTGTAATCTTTATAAGGACCGTTTTTATCTACATAATGCATAAAAGATTGTATGTGATAGTCCCCTGTAAAATGTTCTCTCCAATGTTCTACCTCACACCCAAGATATATAACACCATCACCTGGTTGCATATTAAAAGAATTATTTTCAATAAATATTGGCCAGTCTGTGCCATCACTATCCCACATAACTGTAACAGAAACTTCACAAGAAGGTCTGTCTTTATGTTTTTTTAATTCTGCATTGTAAGTATATACTCTTGAAAAAGAGTAAGTTGGAAATAACTCCAAACCTGTTTCTTTTTCCATTAAATTTAATTTTTTTATCATTAGTGTATCTATAAAACAATCTCCATAAAAACTAGAATCTGCATTATTACTTTGAGCAAAATCAAATTCTGTTTCATTTCTTTTATGTTTTAAATGTAAATAATAACTACCAATTTCTAATTCTTTCTTTGTAAGAAAATTTTTAACTAATTTATATTTAAAATCTTTTTTTAAAGTGCCCATGAAACTATAGAATACCTTGTTCCTTTCTTTATAGGTTGTATTTGATGAGGGTATAAAAAATTACTTGGCCAAATAATTAACCTTCCAGGTCTTACGTCTACTGTTTTTATAATGTGTTCATTAGCCAATTCAAAAAAAGTTACTTCTCCTCCCTCGTAGTCATTATTTAATAATAAAATACAAGATAAAGTTCTTGGTGCGCTCCTAAAATGATCAATATGTTTTTTATAAAAACCTCCTTTTTCATATTTTAAAATGCTTATATCTGTTATTTCGTGAGGTTTTATATCTTGATTAGGGGATATTTCATTACAATATTTTTGAATACTTTCTCTAAAAAGAGCTGTTAAATAATTAGCCCAATGTATCTTTGTTTTTTGTTTACATCTCCAATCAAATAAAGGTAAAACTTTTACTCTTCTAAAATCTTTATCTACAGTATTATCTTCTCCAATAGATCCATCACCATAAATTTGATTTTTAGACCATTTAATAATAGTAGATATATTCTCTAATGGAATAGTATCATCATATATTTTAATATAACTTTCAATATTCATTCTGCTTTCGAAAATATGTACGAATTAGTAAACTAATTCAGCCCAAAAAATTTGTGGGCAGCCTGGTAAATCATAAATATGTTCTATAATACTATAATTTTCATCCCAAGAACTAACCGAGTCCGTATCTATATTTTCTAAAAAATCAACCATACTTTTTGCATCAGCATCACTATCAAATTTGTCACCTGGAATAGTTTCAAAAGTATTAATTAAATAATCTACTTTTTCTCTATATTCTTTTTTTGCTTCTGTAGCATCTGAAATTGCTGGATTGTTATAATCTGTCCAAATAACAGAACCATCAACTAAAGAAGGTTCACTTTTTCCATGAGATTTTTTTCTATAATCTGCATCATTTACTTCTATAGCAGTAAGTCCAGGAGCATCAGTTGCTAACCATTTATCTCTAATGTCTTCATTAGGTGCTAGTCTAAAAAAACTATGATGTAATAAGTTATTATTTCTAAAAATTAAATATTTCATATATCTCCTATAAAGAATCAGTGTACACTAATAGTGCTCCTGCCTGACCATCTATACCAGGTTGTCCTGTAGAATCATTACTTTGTCCTTTTCCACCCACTGATACACCTCGAAAAGATGGTGTGCCAGTTATCTGGTTACCTGCTTGACCAAACATAAACATTTTTTGATAAGAGTTATTACTTGTTACACCTGTTACGTCTGCAGTTCCAGAAGTAACCGTTCCATTATTTCCAGGGTTTTGACCTGGCTGACCGTGTTGACCTCCGTTACCACCACTTATCGTTAATATGTTTCCAAATGCAGTATTACCTCCTGCGTTTCCAGTACCATTTCCTGTAGCAGAAGTTCCTACAGAACCAATAGCGTAAGGAGCAGTAAAGGGAGCAGTTATAGAATCTGAAAAAATACCTATAAACCCTGGTCCTCCTCCTCTACCAGAATTAGATCCAGGTCCTCTTCCACCTCCGCCTCCTCCGGCAGAAGCAGCGTATATTAAAACTTTACTAGCGTTAGAAGTAAAAGTACCTGAGTTTGGACCAACTGACCAAAGAACTGGTTTCATATTATTGCCACCTGCTGTTCCAGTTGAAGCAGCAATTATTCTACCAGAAGAATCAACTGTAATATCTGCAGTTGTAAAAGTTCCTCCAGCTGGTTTAATAATCTTTGGCATATTTTATCTTTCCTCCTATTTAAATTAATCTATCAATTCGACATAGGAAACATGATAATCTAAATCGTTAGCAGCTCCTGCTGTAACTGCGATTAAATCTGTTTCATCTAAATAAATTGGTGTATCAATCATGCTTAAAGTTGAATCCGCAGGCACAGAAATTGTGCTTGCTATTTTGTAATATGTAGAACCATTGTCATTGCTAATTTCAATTGTTACATCAGCTGCGTTAGTTCCATCATCATTTGATATTAAAATTGTGTCTATTCTTACTGCAGATTCTGCAGCAACGTCTATCATAGTTGTTCTGTTAGTATCACCTAAAGAACCCATTGCATTTTTAGGTGTAATTGTTGCGACGTTTATTAAATTTGGTGTTGCCATTTTTTATCTCCTATTCTTTTTATCCGAAAATCATGGAAAAGACAATACCTTTTCCGTCTGTTGTTATTGTTTGTGTGCTTCCAGTAGCAGCATTATTAGTAACTTGTGCACTTCCAGTGCCATTTGGAGCAACTGTTATATTACCATTTGCTGCATCTGTTATTGTTACTGTACCTGAATTTGTACCAGAATTAGTGTCTAAAATAAGATCATGAGCACCACTAGACGTTAAAGTAGCATTTCCTGACCCTGTACCAATTACAGTTTCACCACTTCCTTTTGGAACAAGGACCATATCAATATTAGTATCTCCTCCTGTAGCTGATATTGAAGGTGAATTACCTGTTGCTGCATTTGTAACATCAAATTGATTTACTGCAGATCCAGTTGTTTGAAAAATAATTTGTTCATTACCATTTTCATCTCCAAGAAAATGAGCGTCATCAATTAAAATATTATGTGAATTAGTATCTAAATTACCACCTAGTTGAGGAGAAGTATCGTCTACAACTTCTGATATTCCACCTACTCCAACAGAAGTAATATTTGGATTAGTTCCATCATCTGCTTTTGCGTATGCAATTACAGTGCTACCATTTGAAATAGTTGCAGAAGTTCCTGTTCCAGTTACATATTTTAAAACTACATTTTGAGATCCAGAAGTTCCATTTTTAAGAATATAAAGTTGTTGAACATCTAAAGGTATAGTTACATTTCTTGAAGCTGTAAGAGTTCCTGTAAATTCTATCACTCTATGTGCAAGAGTTGCACCAGTTGATCCATCAGAAACAGATAAAGTTGTGTCTCCAGAATCAGAGACAGCTTGAGCTGTATAACCACCAGCTATTTGTTCAATAATTTCTAAATTTGTATTAGTCTTAGTACCCCAAGTTCCTGCGTTTTCACCAGTTGCTTGTTTCTCTACTCCGAGAGGTGTATATGTTGAAGCCATATTTTTTTATCTCCTATGCGACGTCACTATAACTTGTATTTGATCCAGTTGCAACATCTGAATAAGAACTATTTGATCCTGTTGATACGTCACTATAAGATGTATTTGACCCAGAACTTACATCAGAATAGCTATTATTCGATCCTGTTGATACATCACTATAAGATGTATTTGAGCCGGTGTCAACAGGTCCATAAATTGGAATTGTTGTAACTGTTCCTAATAAAGAAGTTAATGATTGACCCGTTAAACCTACAACATCTGCAGCAGTTAATGATCCTACAGAAGAAGTTATTGATTGACCAGTTAATCCCATAACATCTGCAGCTGTTAAGCTACCAACAGAAGCTGTTGTAGAAAGGCCGGTAGGTGTTACAATAGGATTTGTAGTAATTTCTGCAGAACCAAGAGTGGACGTTATAGATTGTCCTGTTAATCCCATTGTTTGATTATCAAGAGTTATGGATCCTATAGAAGAAGTTATTGATTGACCTGTTAATCCCATTACATCTGCAGCTGTTAAACTACCAACACTTAATGAAATATCTTGACCAGTTAGTCCCATTACATCCGCGGGAGATATTGATCCCACAGAGAAAGATGAACTTATTCCAGTTAGTCCTATTGCTTGATCTGCAACTGTTACTGATCCAATATTAAAAGAAGAACTTACGCCAGTTAATTCAATAACACTATTAATTGAAGATCCCCATGATTCTTCTCCCCAACCATTTCTTCCCCAACCGACTAATGTTCCAACACTAGATAAACTACCTAATGCAGAAGTTATAACCCCTGCAGAAGAAACTCCTATAACATCAGCAGGTATTATTTCTCCAACAGAAGAAGTTAAAGATTGACCTGTTAATTCTACTGTTTCAATAGGTGTGGCTGTAACTGTACCAATAGAAAAAGTTGCTGATACACCAGAAGGTTCTATAGAATATTGAACACCCCAACCAGAATTTCCCCAAGCTTGTCTTCCCCAACCTGCTACGTTTTCAGCGTTTGCTGTTCCTAAAGAAGATGTAATTCCAAACCCTGTTACAGAAACAGGTGTAGTATTATCTACAGTTGGAAATGTTGAGTAAACATTAATTCCAATACCTTCAAGAGAGGCTATTGTAACAGGATCCCCTGTTGCTGTTCCTATTTCTGAAGTTATTGATTGACCAGATGGTTCAACAGAATACTCAACTCCCCATCCAGAGTTATCCCATTGTTGTCTTCCCCAACCTTCAACGTTAAATGATTGTGGTGTGCCTAAAGCGGATATTGTTCCAGGTGAACTTAAAACAACTGTAACTTCGTCGTCTTGCCATTCATTGGACCCCCAAGTATTTGTACCCCAGGTTGATGCCATAAGGAAGGCCTCCTTATGCTAATCTTATGATCGCGTTTGTTGCGTCTGCTGTTGGAAATTGAATTGTAAAAGTTCCACTTGTTACAGTTTTATCTGCACCGAACGCTATAACAGCAACCGCATCAGTCGTACCTGTACTTGTTCCAGTTGTTGTATTGTATATTAATGCACCGTTTGCAGTAAAAGTAGCAGAGCTATAACTAACATCAGAAAAATCTGTAAACGCTGTTGTTGAAGATAAAGACACACCAGAATTTGTTAGTGATGCACCACCCGCTGTGTAAGCTGTACCAGATGTATTTGTAATTTCATTTGAAGTAGAATAATCAGTTGTTGAAGCACCTAAAGATGCAGAACTAGTAAACAAAGCTATTTTAAAAGTATCTCCACTAGACGAACTAAAATTGTGTTTTCCTTGTAAGAGTTCTTGTTTAAAACTTGAACATATTGCCGATGTTATTGCCATATTTTATCTCCTATTAAGGGTTTGCAGAATTGATTGGTATACGAACAGTGCCATCTGTATAGTCATCTCTTCGTCTTCTACCAACTTGCTCATTAGCAAACGCTTGTACTTCCTGTTTATATTTATTTTCGTATAAAGTCAACATGTCTATCGGACCTTTTAAATATCCATATGCCTCTGATAAACAACAATATAACAGACCATTTGGAAAGTTCATACTAATGTAATTAGTATCATTGCCTTCTAATAGTGCAGGCATTGCATTAAAATGGACTCTAAATCTATAAGTTGTGTTAGGGACTGGAGAAAAAGCTATACGTCCTGATGTTGTGCTAGACTCTCCTGTACCTCCCCCAAACATAGCGTAATACTTTGGTTGGCCTTGAGCTGCGGAGGTTCCAGTTACATCTTGATACTCTTGTAAATATGTATAATCTTTTTTCTCTAACCATCTATTAGCCCCTGTAGTTTCTGAACCTGCTGTATCATAAACTTGTATACCTCTAACAAATAAACAGCCAGCAGGAGCGTTAATTGATTCTTGTCCTGCAACTAGATTACCTAATTGTTGTTTTCTCTCTGCATCAATAGGTACATCTCTAAAAATTCTATATTGTGCATTTAAAATAATATTTTCTACAACCGAATCTGTTAAAACATTTGAATCTGTTTCAGTATAGTTTCTTATTTGTGTTATTAATCCTGATGCACTTAATCCAGCCATTATTTTAAATCTCCTTTATATTTTTTTAATATTTTTTGTTGTTTATTTGTTAACTCAACAACTTCTTCTTCTTTTTTAGGAGAAAATAAATTTTTTATCCAATTTAAAAAATTTTTAATCATGCTTCTATCGTTACGGGTCCTACTGAACAACCATAACCTCCTCCTTTTATTTCTCCTTTTGTAGCAGTATCTGTATCAACTGTAAAATGAAAAAAATTTTGAACAGAATAATCACTAGTATTTGCAGCGCCATTTACATATAATCCTGTTGTAATAGCGTAGCCTGCTGCTTTTGCAATATTTGTTCCCGTGATGCCATCAAAACTTTCTGGATTAGAATATGCAAAAACAGAAGTACCATTAACTCCTGTTACTGGATCATAAGCAGTTCCTGTCCCCGGAGAAACTGTTGGAGGGCCTCTAAATACATATGTTGTTCCACTTGTTAAACCATGTCCTGGTGCACTAACGTTTATAATTCTAGAACCAGCTTCATAAGTTTCAAATCCATTATCAATTATTCTTACAGTCACTTCTGGCTCTTCTCTTCCAGGTCTCACACGTCTTAAAGATACAGCATCAGCTGACATTGGTTTTGGCTCTAGTTGTGGCTGCTTTGGTTCAAATTCAGATACATGCACAAACGCACCATTCCATTCTCTAACCATTTCTTTATATGGAAACTCCATACCAGATCTATCTGATATTGCTTTTGCATGTTTACCTGATGCGTACTTTGGCATTATGCTCCTGGGTAATAAGCTTTAGGTGTAATATATGTACTAGAAGCTGATCCATCTTCTGCTAATGCTCTAGCTAATTCATCTTCATAATATAATTTCATTTGTTGCACCAATTGTGGTTGATATTTTTGTGCAAGATAAAAAGCTAAACCACCGACCATACAAGGAACAAATCTAAAAGGTACATCAGTTGCATTAGTATAATCACCTGCATCTTGAATTCTTTTTATGTAATATATATGCATGTCTTTTGATGCATTAGTAGAATCAGGTGTTGGATAAACACTAATACTAACATGATCTATAAATCTTTGAACCCAATATTGATTAGGCGTTCCTTTTGAAAGTTTATTTGAAAAACCTCCATAAGTTGATCTATCAACTTTTGTCATGGGACTATCAGATTGTGTGGTTTGAGTTCTATTAGATCTTAATTGTGCTTCAAGAACATCGGACATTCCATAAATACCAGAAGGAGTAGATGTAGCACTTGTACCATCATCACTTGATCTGTAAAATTTATATTCTGCTTGTCCTTCAATAAGGTCAATATTTGTTGAAGCTATTTCCCAATAGTGAATACCTCTATTTCCCCACTCTTGAAAAAGAATATTAAGAGATCGTCTTGCAGATTTTAATTGATATCCTGCAACATTTTGTAAACCGATACGTTCAAAAGATTCTTCTATTATTTCATCAATAGCAAAAGTTTTGTCGAACGTTGCTGTTCCCGAAGTAGTATTAGCCATTTAAACTCCTACGATTCGTAGACTTTAATCCACTCACAAAC